TTCAATAGAAATCCACAAGGATAATCCAACAAATTTATTTATACCATAATTATGAGTAGAACGTTCAAAAAACCTTATCAAAAGTCAAGACGCTTTGATAAGAGTTGTAGATGTCATGGTGGATGCCCATACTGTTTGGGCAATAGAATGCATAAACACCTTAAACAGTATGCTAAAGTAAGAGATCAACTTAAAGAAAAAGGATTATGAGCTTAAAAACAATAACTAAGAAAGTAGTTTCTTTTAGTGAGATACCAAAAGAACTTACTACAAATCATTGGATAAATCAAATTGAGGATATTGAGCGTGTAGAGGTTCATATAGATGATGAAGAACCTGATGCACTTACTAGCTGGTTAATTGAGAACTATCCTGAATTAAAGGACGAAGAAAGTTTCTTCATTCATATGGATCAATTATGAGCTTTGAGGATTTAAGAGATGAGGTTAACAAGGGCATGGATGGTAGAAATGGTGGGATACCTATGGGTTTTAATAGACTTAATCACTATATAGGAATAAGAAGGAGTATGTATTATCTGGTAGGAGGTCTGACTGGTTCAGGAAAGACTTCCTTCATAGATGATGCATTCATTCTCAACCCTGTTGATTGGTATATTTCACAGAAGGGTAAAACAAACATAAAACTCAAAATCATCTATCGTTCAATGGAGAGAAGCAGAACGTACAAGTTAGCTAAATGGGTGTACAGGAAAATCTTCCTGGATCATGGAATTAGTATACCTGTACCAAAGCTTCTGGGCTGGAATGATAAGATGAGTCCTGAGGAGTATGCAATATTTTCCTCCTATGAAGGTTATATCAAACAAATAGAGGAGATTGTTACTATTATTGATGGTCCAGAAAACCCAGTAGGTATTGCCAAGAATCTAAAAGATTATGCCCTTAAGAATGGTCGCATAGAACAGATTGATGAGTATAACAAAAAGTATATTCCAAATGATGAGAATACCATCACTATTGTTGTTATTGACCATATTGGTTTGTTGAAACCAATCAAGGATTATCCAACTAAAAAAGCTCTAATAGACAAGATGTCTAATGAGTTGCAATATGCAAGAGATTTTTATGGATTTAGTCCTGTGGTTGTGAGTCAATTTAATAGAGACATCTCTAATATTATGAGAATTAAGAATGGAGATGTTGAGCCTCAATTGGAAGATTTTGCAGACAGCAGTCAGACTCAGAATGATGCTGATGTTGTTTTAGCATTGTTTGACCCAATGAGATATAAGGTGCCTGACCCATCAGGATATGATACTGCCAGACTGGTAGATGCTTCTGGAGCTAAGTTCTTTCGGTCCATGAGAATCATCAAGAATAGTTATGGTAGTGATGATATCAGGATAGGATTAGGTTTTTATGGAGAAATAGGGATGTTCAAAGAGCTCCCTCGTAAAAAAGATATTACAGATGCAGACTATGCAGCTGTGATTGATAAATCATTTTTTATACGATGACAACAGAAGAAAAAAAAGTATTAAAGGAAAAAGCAGCTTTAGCAGTTTTAACTGGATTAGCTGCAAGTAAGAAAGGGTCACGAGATATAATACGTGATTCTGACAAAGCTAAGTCATATCTTGCAATTGCAGCAACAACAATGGCAGATGCATTTGTTAGACAAATGGAAGCTGAAGAAGAATAATTAAAAAACCAAAGACATGAAAAAGTTTTTATTAGGAGCTATACTATTATTTAGCATCGCATCTATTGATGCATCAACAGGAGTAGGACCTCAGTGTAAGGGTACAACTAAAAAAGGTACTCAATGTAAAAGAAGTGCTTCAGCAGGCAGTACCTATTGCTGGCAGCATGGTGGTAGTAAAAAGAAATAATGAAAACCAAAGACGTAGTACAGAGAATTATCATAGACTATATCCTTAAAGCAGACTTTAGGGGTATAGTGCTGTCAAGCGTTAGGTCTGGGAAGACTCGTATCCTGATTAATGCTATAAAAGAGCATCATAAAGGGACAAATCCTAGGGTATTGGTGCTTTATCCCAACATTGACATCAAGAATTCCTGGATTGATGAGTGCGCCAAGGTTGGCTGTCCTATAGATATCACCTACTGTACTTTCATTAGTATGGAGAAGATGTTAGAAGGAGGATGGGACTACGTTGTGTTTGATGAGGCTCATCTTATTCCTGAAGAGCACAAACTACCCATTGCTGGAGAGTACGTTAGAAAGTACAAGAATGTAATCTTTGCTTCTGGTACTTACAACAGAAACACACTAGCAGACCTTATGATTCATACAGCTTTGCCTCTAATAGTAAACTATACTACAGAGGAGGCTATTGAGGATGAGCTAATCAGTGACTATACTGTGTACATACATCAGTATGAGTTGAATCCTAATGTCAAAAGACAGTTTGGGGGTACTAGAAAGTGGTGGTCCACTGATGTTAAAGAGTGTGCCAGACTAACTGGGAAGGTAGAGCACAGCTATGGTGATGCCAAGATGCTTGCAAGCTTAGCCAGGATGAGGTTTATTAATGCTAATGACAGTTTACTGTTTGCTGTTGTCAAGTGGACAAGAGAGAATTATGGAAAAAGATTCATCATGTTCACAGAGAACGAGGCCTTCGCTAAGAAGTTCCATCTTCCTATGTACAATAGCAAGAGTAAAGATGACAGTGTTCTTAAGGCTTTCCAGGCAGGAGAGATTAATCAGCTCTGTTTAATTAAGAAAGGCTCTGCAGGTGTTACCTACCCAGACCTGGACAACATTCTAATCACTTCAATTAATTCTAATGGGGAAAACTTGGAACAAATGCTAGGAAGAAGCCTATTAGTTGACACAGAACATTCAGACATCCATATCTTTGTAACAGACAAGCAATTCCAGTTAAACTGGTTAGAGTCAGCTCTTTACAACATCCCAAAGGAGAAAATAATATGGGTAAAACAGGCTGAAAATGTTGGTGGAGTCAAGAAATAGGCGTATATTTATAGTCCAAAAATAACTAAATTCATTAGAAATGGCAAACACTAAAGAGATGGAATTACCAGAAGAAATTACACAGGTAACAAACACAAACCCTAGAGATTTGGTCATAGTATCAATTCCAAAGATGGGTAAAGGAACAATTTTAGGAGCATTAACTACACAGAAGAATGCTATTGTATTGGACTTGGAAAAAGGAGGCTATGAGTACATAGCAGCCAGAAAACTGTCCACTTATACAAGTGATCTAACCTCTCGTTGGGAGAGTTTCCAGAATTATATTAAGTTTCGTAACGCTCTACTTGAGCAAAAGGGTAAGTATGATTACCTAATCATTGATGGATTATCTGATTTAGATGATTTATCAGAGATTGGAGGTACATTGGCATACATGAACACCACTCAAGGGAAGAAATTCAACAGAGTTGGTGGCACAGAAACAGGAAGAAAGTATGAACCAACTGAACCAGAGTTCAAGTCAGTGATTACTCTCCCAGAGGGATATGGTTACAGACATTCAAGAGAATGGTTCTTACAGCAAATTGATTTCTTTAGACAAATTGCTCCATTTAGAATCTATGCTGCCCACATCACTGACAAGTACATCAAAGATGGTGGAAAAGAAGAGGTGACAGGTAGTGAAATAGCTCTTACAGGGGCATTGAAGCGAATCTTTGCTTCAAAAGTTACAGCATTGGCCAAGCTTATTGCTGATGATCATAAGAGATATCTCAATTTTGATGTCTTGAATGATAGCATCGTTGCAGGCAGTAGAGCGCCACAATTAAAAGGTCGCATCTTAATTTCAGAACAAAACTCAGATGGTGATACGACCACCTTTTGGGATAACATTTATAAATAATTAAATTGTATTATTATGAGCGCAATTGGAGGTAAAAAAAGAGAGTCACAAGGTGAATTTATTAAAAGAGTAGGCTTGTTCACAGCTGTAGTTATAGCTGTAAACCCATCAGAGAAAGAATATAAGGATATTCTGGACATGGAGCTGAAAGAAGACAGCAAAGCAGCGGAGTACATGGGAGAAAGAGAAGGAAATACGCTGTTGCGTATTGATTTCTGGCTACAGAATGTAAAACCTAATGCTGAGGGAGAGAAAGAGAGACCTTATAAGGTATCCTTCTTCCTTGAGGATAAGGTAAGACTAAACAAGGATGAAACCAAAACACAATATATCAATAGCATTGGTAATTGTGCTTGGGCAGAAGACGAAAGTGGTTTGCCTGATTGGTTCACAAAACGTGAGTATCGCCCTGCTTATGCAGGAGAAGAAGATTTGTTCGAGTTCATGAGAGCTTGGTTGAACAAACTTGACTATCGTGATGCTGAAACTGCTCTGTCTTTAGAGTGGAAAAAGCTTATGAAAGGTAATGTTAAGGACATCAAGGACCAAATTGAAGGAGAATGGGCTGGAGAAATTGGCTGTTTAGCAACTGTGATTGTTAAAGAAGTTGAAGGAGAGCCTAAAGAGTATCAGGGTGTATATAACAGAGCGTTCTTGCCTGTTTATAGCTTGAAACACTTCAGACTTATTGATTTCGATAATGAGGATGTGCAAGCTGCTTTGAAAAGCAAAACACCCAAGGACCTTAAACCTTATGAAAGATTTGTGTTGAAAGTGATTGGAGAGTATGGATGTAAAGACTTCTACAAGTTGAAAGACATCAAAGATTATGATCCAAGTGAGAATCTAGTAGCCACAAATGCACCTATTGCCCCACTAACTGAAGGTGGAGCAGAGTACTAATATTAAATGCCCCCAGAAATGGGGGCTTTTTTATGATAGGAGGAGCTAAGAAAATAGAACTCACTCCTGACACAATTTTCCAAAGAATCACCCAATATGACATATTTAGGTATTATATGCCTGATAAGAATTGGAAAATCAATCATGTTACAAATTCACCATTCAGAAAAGATGACCATCCTTCATTTATGATAGGAAACAGAGGAGGCAATCTAACTTTTATAGATTTTGCTGACACAGCTCTCAAGGGAGATTGTTTCACATTTATTAAAATGTTGTATGGAATAGCAAGTATGAATGAAGTACTAATGCTGATTGACAGAGACTTTGGATTGGGTTTATCAGGAGAATCGACCAACACAGCTGTTTATAAAACCATTAAGAAGGAATATAGCCAGCCAGAAGACCTTGGGAAGAGATATGCCAATATCCAAGTGATACCAAGACAGTTCACAAGAGATGAGTTAGCTTATTGGAATCTATACCATCAGGACATCCAGGATTTGAGAGACAACAATATCTTCTCTATCCAGAAGGTATTCCTGAATAAGCAGTTATTCACTCTGAATGACAGAGAGCTTAGATTTGGGTATTACTATGATGGACATTGGAAAATCTA